GCTTAACAAAGTTGAGACTGAAGCCATGAAAGTCGAATGCGCTCACGCTCGAATGGCCGATCTCGTCTCTCTCGTTCCAAACCCCAAGAATGCGAATCGCCACAACGATCAGCAGATCCAGCTACTCGCCAAGATCATGAAGTTCCAGGGCTGGCGGCATCCGATCGTCGTGTCGAAACGCTCTGGATTCATCGTCGCTGGCCACGGCCGATTGATGGCCGCGAAGCTTAACGGCTGGACCGAGGCTCCTGTCGATGAGCAGGACTTCGAGAACGAGGCTGCAGAGGTCGCGTTTCTCGTTTCCGACAATACGATTGCGGAACTCGCGGAAACGGATCTCGCGAAGGTCCAAGACTTGGTTCTCGAGATGCCCAAGGATTTCGACATCGACCTTTTCGGTATCCCGAATCTCCATATCGGGCCGATGGATTTCCCGCCAGGAACCGAGGGCGATCAAGGACAGCTCGACGAGAAGAAAAAAGCGGTCTGTCCTAATTGCGGCGAGGAGTTTCATCCTTGAACGCGAAACCAGTTCTCAAAATAGATTGGGCGACTCACGAGGCGGCGAAATATGCATGTGTGAATTGGCATTATTCGGGATGCGTTCCGCCAAGCAAGTCGGTGAAGATCGGCGCGTGGGAAGATGGGGCCTTCATCGGAGTTGTCGTCTTTGGAGTTGGCGCAACTCAAGCAATTGGTTCGCCATTCGGACTCAAGCCAATTGAGGTCTGCGAGTTGGTTCGCGTCGCGCTCAACAAACACAAGACGGCCGTCTCAAGAATCATTTCAATTGCCGTTCGCTTTTTGGCAAAGCAAAGCCCGGGTCTGCGCTTGATCGTCTCTTATGCGGACCCGAACCAGGGCCATCACGGCGGAATCTATCAAGCCGGAAACTGGGTTTATATCGGGAAGAATCCAGGCAGCAGCTACGAGGTTATTTGTCCTGACGGAATTCAACGCCACGCCCGCGCAGCCATTCACAAGTACAAGTCATGCGCCGGATTCAAGCGCGTCGAAATGGAAAACAAACACAAGTACGTCATGCCTCTCGACGAGAAAATGCGTTTACAGATCGAACCACTTCGCAAACCATATCCATCACGCGCCGGAAGCAAAGCTAACGTTGCGTCTGCGTTCCACGCAGAAGAGGGCGGTGCAACTCCGACCCCGGCGCTCCAATCATTAGGCGGTCCTCGTGGCTAACCCCGAAGGACGTCCGCCAATCGAGATCGACCGCGCGAACTTCGAAAAGCTCTGCGCCATGTGTGCAACGCAAGACGAGATCGCGGGATTCTTCGAGTGCTCACCGGACACCATTCTAAGATTCTGCCACGACACCTACGGCGAGACGTTCGCAGAGGTGTTCAAGCGATATTCGGCTAAGCGCCGGGTCTCTCTCAGGCGTCAGCAATTCGAAATTGCCGAGAAGGGCAACGTCACCATGCAGATTTGGCTTGGGAAACAGTATCTCGGCCAAAGCGATAAGCAAGAGTCTGTAGCGGAAGTGAATCACACAGGCGGCATCACGGTCGCAGCGATTGACGTGCGCGACAGAATCAAACAGATCAAAGGCGAAACCGAGTGAGTCTCTGCGGCGACCTCACACGAGAGCAAGCGAACGCTCTCTATCTCGAAGTTCTCGAGGATAACGACACCGAGGCTTTGCGCGAGCTGTGTCGAAACGACCTATTCTTTCTTCTGACGGTAGCCTGTAAGCGGAAGGATATTGATCGCGATTGGCTTTACGAGCGGTGCCGTGAAGTAGAAGCGAAGCCAGATGGACAGCTCGACTTGTGGGCGAGAGATCATTACAAAAGTACGCTAATTACCTTCGGGAAAACCATTCAGGATTTGCTCGTCAACCCAGAGCTGACGGTCGGAATATTCTCTCACACGAGACCGATCGCGAAAGGCTTCCTAGATCAAATCAAGCGTGAACTAGAAGCTAACAAATTTCTTCAAGGCCTTTTCCCCGACGCTCTTTGGGAGAAGCCCACGACTGATGCGCCTAGGTGGTCGCTCGATGGCGGGATCATTCTCAAGCGAAAGACCAATCCCAAAGAGGCGAGCATCGAAGCGTGGGGTCTTGTCGATGGCCAGCCGACCGGGAAGCATTTCACAATTCTTGTTTACGATGATATGGTCACACGCGAATCCGTCACGACGGCGGAGCAGATCAAAAAAGTTACCTCGGCCTGGGAGCTCTCGCAGAACTTAGGCACGCAGGGCGGACGCAAAAGATACATCGGCACTCGTTATCATGCCAATGACACCTATCGAACCATGATGGATCGGGGCTCAGTCGAAACTCGACTGCATCCTGCGACCGACAATGGAAAGATGGATGGTACTTCGGTGTTTCTTCCGCAAGAGACGTTAGCTGAAAAGCGCCGAGACATGGGCCCATATACGTTCGCTTGCTTCACGGCGGGCTCGCCGGTCTTGATGTCTGATTGGTCAGAAAAACCGATTGAGCAGATCAAGGTTGGCGACGAGGTCGTGGGCTATGCGCTTGAGCCTGGCAAAAGAGCGAAGCTCACGCGATCAAAAGTTCTCGCGGTCAACGTGCGGACGGCTCCGACAATCGAAGCCAAATTCGAAAGCGGACGATCGGTTCGCTGCACGCCAGATCATAAGTGGTACACCGGACGACGTGGAAAAGACGTCGGTGGAACAGACTCGCATCTCGCTTATGTGCCGCTCGGATTCGACAAGAACAGCGTAAAGTCTCTCATCAGTGTTTATGACCCACGGCTCTCCGCTGGACCATATGACGAGAGATCGGCGGCATGGCTCGCTGGGTTTTTCGATGGCGAGGGCTCGACCTCTGGAAACTCGATTCACTTCCATCAGACCTTCGGAAAGAACCTTGTCGTCTGCGAGATGCTGGAGGCCTGTCTCCGAAACCTCGGATTCGATTTCGGCAAAACGAAAGTTGAGCGCGAGAATGAGCGCCACGAACCAGTGCGCGACTATTTCCTTAAGGGTGGACGAGCTGAGATTCTTAGATTTCTGAGGCTCTGCCGACCAGCCCGCTCGCATAAAATCATTCAATCTCTGTTCGACAATGGAACGCGGAACTTCGGAAAGAAGTATCGAGACAAGCTTGTGTCGATCGACTCGCTCGGCGAGCAAGAGGTTTTCAATATCCAGACCGAAACCGGCAACTACGTTTGCTATGGATATGCGACGAAGAACTGCCAAATGCTCCAAGATCCCGTCGCCGACAAGTCGATGGGCTTTCGCGAGGAGTGGCTGAAATTCTACGAGAAGCTCGGCGACGTTCGCTCGTGGAATAAATATATCGTCGTCGACCCGGCATCGAAGCGGAAAGTGACGTCCGATTACACCAGCATGTGGGTCATTGGCTTAGCGCCTGACGGAAACTACTACGTGATCGACATGGTGAGAGATCGCCTGAACCTCACTCAGCGCTGCAAAAGGCTCTTCGATCTTCACCGCGAGCACATGCCGACGGCGGTTGGTTACGAGCATTACGGGATGCAGTCGGACATCGAACATATCAAGTACGTTCAAGAGCAGGAAAACTATCGGTTCAACATTATCGAGCTCGGTGGGTCTCTTGCGAAAGAGGACCGCATCCAGAAGCTCGTGCCGGTCTTCGAGCAAGGCCGCATGTGGTTGCCGAAGACTCACGGCTCAGTGAATTACGAGGGCCGGAGAATCGATCTCATTCGCTCGTTCATCGATGATGAATACATGTCGTTTCCCGTCGCAACTCACGATGACATGCTCGACTGCATGGCGCGGATCCTTGATCCAGGCTTGGATGCGAAGTTCCCGAAGGTGAAACCGAAAGTCGTTGATGAATTTGCAGGAATGGGAATGGGAGGATCTGGGTGGATGGGGTAATGACTTGCAGACTCTGCTCTGAACCAGCAACGCGCGAAATCGGCCAAGCTGACATGCATTACTGCGAAGAGCATTTCAACGCTGTCGCTGACGAGATCGATCGTCTGAATAAGGTCGTGCGGATGAAGACTCGAGCTGAGCGTCGGGACGAGTCGCGGAAATTGAACAAGGTTCGGAGGCTCTGGTGAACGACCTCATCGCACCGGCCATCGTGCTTCTCCTCACGGCAGCATGGTTCACTGGCTACTTCATGGGGAAAAGGGGTGATGAGTGAGCGAGCATTCGGTCGAGCTGATTTGTCTGACGATCGTGGTCTGCGTTTTCTTGAGGAAGTTTCTGTGAAGTACCGAAAGAAGCCAGTCGAGGTGTCGGCGATTCAGTTCAAAGGGAACCCGTTCGACGCGCTTGAACAGATGGCTGCTGCGTGGGGATCCGACTTTGCCGATTACTCATGGACTGAGCCTGACTCGCCAAACATTCGCCTCAATAC